CGACGCCGAGGGGTACGAGTTCGAAAAGTGGTTTCTCATGAGTATACCGCATTATAAAATGATCGTCGAGAATGCCGGCGGCCTTAAAGAGATCGGCGACTACCAGAAAAACCGCAAACACGGCCGCGCCTCATTCTACGCCATTAAACCCGAAAAGATACAATCGGCGTTCTTGGCCGACTATCGCCAAGAGGGGGCCGCACTATGCGTATAGGCGTCGCTTGTGGGCATTCCCGCGACACGACCGGCGAACGTCGGTTCGAGTTTAATTGTTGCGCCCCGGTCGCCGACCTGGTCGCCCGCTTACTCAGGACCGCCGGGTATGGCGTCGTCGAGCCGGACGCGTCCGTTTACGACCTCGACAACAATGCCGCCCTTAATGCTAAGATTGCCCTATTCAACCGCGAGGCCGTCGATCTGGCCGTCGAGATACACCTAAACGCCGGCGGGGGCGACTATTCGACGGTTATCTATTGGGACGCCGTCGGGACCGGTAAATACTCATTTAAAGGACAACAGGTCGCCGGGGCCGTTGCCGACGAATTTCGCGCCTTTCCTTGGCGTTCGTCCGGGGCGCGGCCTCAATCGCATTTCGCCCGGTCCCTGGCATTCTTAAACCAACTCAACGCGCCGGCGATTATTACCGAGGTCGGATTCAAAGACCATGCCGCGCAACGGGCGTTCCTCGAATCGGAATCGGGCCAGGCACAACACGCGGGCCGTATCTATCTCGGAATCGAACGCTATATACACCGAGGGCGTACGTCGTGACCGAGATAATCTTAGGTATTGGCCTATTCGCATTGTCGGCCGTCGGGGCCATTATCGGGTCGCTACTCAACCGGGCGGTCAATAGTCTCGAATCGCGCTTAAATAATCACGGCGCACGAATCGACCAACTCGAACAACGAACGGTACAACTCGACGAACGGAACGTCGCCCTATCAAATCTGATCGCGCAGCGGCTCGACCGGATAGACCGGAACGTCGAACAGTTATTCGAGCGATTCGACAAACTCTACGAACGCGGCCCGCTATTTCGCCAGGACATAGAAAAATGAAACTATTAAGCACACTCAAACGCGCCGGTCGCAAGGTCGCCGTTAAGGTGATCGGGGGCGCGGCCCTCGGTGGCTTTATCGTCGATTCACTGATACGCGCCGGGTTGCCCGGTGATACCGCCGGCCAGGTCGGCGACGGCCTGCAGGCGTTACTCGTCTATTTCGCGGAATCATTCTAAACCAACAGGCGAGGGGGAAACGGCCTTGACCAGTGGCGACCAAAACGAACCCGAAAACGGTTCGGCAAATACAGGGACAAACGGAACGCATAATCGGCGTATTCGCGGCCGGGGTTATTCGGGAAATGACCGGGTGGGATTTCGGGCCGTATACGACTGAAATGCTCGTTTTATTGTGCGGGTTTTTCTTGTCGGGCATTTTCCCCGACCTGGCCGACCGACTCAAAAACTAAACGGGGGCAACCTGAACGCGTCTAAACATATCTATTACCCGCCGCCGATTGACGTTCGGCACGTTGCGAATCCGGGCGAGGTCCGAACCGCCCTTGATACGTTCGTCGCCGCCGACCTATACGGGACCGCGACGGCCGCGTTACGGAACGGGCAAACGGTGACGATACCGGGGCCGAATGGCGAGGATTTAATACTGAAACCGAAACGCGATGCTGATTAAAGATTTAAACCCGAAACAATTACGGTTCGTCGACGAATATCTGGTCGACCTGAACGCGACACAGGCGGCGATACGGGCCGGGTATAGCCCTAAAACCGCCAAAGTTCAGGGGTCGCGCCTGTTGACTCATGCTATCATTTCCAAGGCGATACGACTCGGTCAAGAGCAAATCGCCCATAAGTACGAGGTTACGCAAGAATACGTAATCGAAAAGCTAATCGAAAACCTCGACGGTTCGTTGCGCGAGGGGCAACGCGGGCCGGCCAATGGCGCGTTGACATTACTTGGTAAACATATCGGAATGTTCGTCGACCGAACCCGCGTCGAGGGACCAAACGGCGGCCCGGTCCAGGTAGAGGACGCGGCGGCGGCCCGTATCGCCGCGATACTGGCGACGGCCTCGAAACGGGGGGCGTAATGACCCGCGAACAGATCGACGAACGGATTTCCCTATGTGACGAGTATTTGACGAATTACCGCGCCGACGACGACCCGCCCGCGGTCGATCTCGCCGCCGTTGGCATAATTGGCGCGGGGGCAACGCCAGGGCATTTAATTCGCCTCGCCGTCGAGCAACGCCGGCGCGAGTTCGTATTTATGCGCGAATTACGCGATAAGTGGTTCCTATGACGGCCGCCGTTCAACTCGACGACATACGCGACGCCCTCGGCCTTTGTACCTATGCCGAACGCGCCGAGATTGACCGCCTATTGGCCGGGGCCGACTCGTTTTACGAGTTCGTCCGTTTGGCCTGGCCCGTCGTCGAACCCGCGACCCCATTCGTTGACGGGTGGCATATCGGCCTTATCTGCGAACATCTACAGGCCGTCGCCGACCGCGAAATTAAACAACTGATTATCAACGTCCCGCCTCGGCATACGAAAAGCCTATTAGTCTCGGTCTTGTTTCCGACTTGGGTTTGGTCCTGGCGACCGTCCGAACGGTTTTTATGCGCGTCCTATGCTCAACGATTAGCGACCCGCGACGCCGTCCGTTCGCGCCGTATTCTCGTTTCGCCTTGGTATCAATCGCGGTTCGGGGGCCAATTCCAACTGACCGGCGACCAAAACGAAAAGACACGCTACGAAAACGACAAAGGCGGGTATCGTATCGCTACGAGCGTCGGCGGGACCGCAACCGGTGACGGGGGCGACGTCCTTATACTCGACGACCCGCATAAGGCCGACGAGGCGACGAGCGATACGGTACGCGAGGGCGTTCTTGATTGGGTAAAAGAAACCTGGTCGACGCGTAAAAACGACCCGCGAACCGCCGCCGAAATTATCATTATGCAGCGGTTACACGAACGCGACGTCACCGGGTATCTATTGTCCGAGATCGGCGGGTATGAGAATGTAATGTTGCCGGCCCGCTACGAGGCCGACCGAACGACCGTCACGGTATTGGGGCCGACCGACAAACGGACCGAGCCGGGCGCGTTACTATGGCCCGAACGCTACGGCGACAAGGAATTGGGCAGACTCGAAACCTTACTCGGTAGCTACGGGACGGCCGGCCAACTGCAGCAACGACCGACGCCCGCCGGCGGGGGATTACTCAAGGCCGACTGGTTTGTCGATTACGACGAATTACCGGACCGGTTCGACGAGATCATACTGTCTTGGGATATGACGTTCAAGTCTACGGAATCGGGTTCGTTCGTCGTCGGGCAAGTATGGGGGCGACGCGGGGCCGACAAGTTCTTAATAGACCAGGTCCGGGGCCGGTGGGATTTCCCGGCGACGGTGGTTCAATTCCGCGCCCAGGCGAAACAGTATCCGACGGCGGGGGCGAAACTCGTCGAGGATAAGGCCAACGGCCCCGCGATTATATCCACGCTCAAGCATGAAATACGCGGCATTATTGCCATAACGGTAAAAGGGTCGAAAACGGCCCGCGCCCATGCCGTCGCGCCCGACATTGAGGCCGGCAACGTATACATACCGCGCCGGGCCGCCTGGCGACGCGAGTTTATCGCCGAGGTTGAGGCGTTCCCGAACGGACCCAACGACGACCAGGTCGACGCTATGACCCAAGCACTCGACCGACTCTATCGCCCGCAGCGCATAACCGAACAGAAAATTAAAGGCATTTAATGAATATCGACGCCCGACATAAGCAATACGAGAAATACGCACCTCAATGGCAACGATGCCGGGACGCGGCCGCCGGCGGGGATGCAGTAAAGGAACGCGGCGAGGCGTACTTGTCGGCGTTATCGGGCCAAGATACGGCCGAATATACCGCGTATCAGAAACGGGCCGACTGGTACGGCGCGACGTCGCGCACAATCCAAGGGTTGACCGGGGCCGTATTCCGACGCGAACCGCAATTCACATACCCGGACGCGGGAAAACCCCTGTTCGACGACGTCACGTTGACGGGCCGATCGGCGGTTCAGGTCGCCGGCGAATTACTCGACGAGATCGAAACCGTCGGGCGCGTTGGCTTATACGTCGACTATCCGCGCATTGATAGCAACGACGCCGACCCCGACGCCCGCCCGTATTGGATTATCGCGCCGACCGAGCGCGTTATCAATTGGGGAACGAAACGCATTAAGGGCCGTTCGGTTTTGTCGTTCGTCGTATTAGAGGAATCTATCGACGAGGCCGCGCCGGGCGACCCCTTTACCGTTGAGGCGGTCGATCAGTGGCGCGTATTACAATTAGACGATGCCGGCCTATACGAACAAGTGATATACCGCAAGGCCGAAAACGGGACCATAGATAAACCGTTCGTCGAGGTCGACCGCATTACGCCGACCCGCCGGGGCGAACGCCTCGACTTTATCCCGTTCCTATTCCTGAACGCGTGTGATTTACTGCCCGACGTCGACCGGCCGCCTTTGCTCGACCTGGTCGATATAAACCTTTCGCATTACCGGACCTCGGCCGACCTCGAACACGGTCGCCATTTTACCGGGCTGCCGACGCCTTGGGTGGCCGGGTTCCCACGCGAAACCCAATTACGAATCGGGGCCGGCGTCGCCTGGGTATCGGACGACGCGTCGGCCCGCGCCGGTATGCTCGAATTTACCGGGCAAGGACTCGGCGCACTTGTGACCGCCTTAGAGCATAAAGAGCGTCTAATGTCGGTACTAGGGGCGCGATTATTAGAGGAACAAAAGGCCGACGCCGAGGCCGCCGAAACCGTCCGTTTACGCCAGGCCGGCCAATCGGCGACAATGGCGCGTATTGTCGATTCGCTCGACGAGGCGTTGACCAGGGCGTCGGGTTGGTTGCTCTGGTGGGCCGGCGTCGTCAATACGCCGAAACCGCCCTCGGAACAAGTATCGGTCGCGCTCAACCGCGACCTAATCGGCGTCCGGGCGTCGTTGTCGGATATACAAGGGATTGTGCAAGCATTCCAGGCGGGTTTAATGTCGTTCGAAACCGGGTATTACAACCTCGAAAAACTGGAAATGACCCGCCCCGACGCGACCGCCGAATTAGAGGCCGAACTGATAGAGGACCGCGCCGACGGCGAACTACTCCGCGCCGGCAACGTCAACGACGACGAGCGGGTCCAGATCAAACAGACGGTCGACCGGATAGTCCAGGATTCGCCGGTCGATTAAATGGATTTCCACCAACTCGACCAACTGATACGTAAAACCGAAATGGACGACGTCGCCCGGCGTCAAATATTAGAGGGCGTACACGGAATACATGAGGGTATGAATTTATGTTTGAGTTATTTCTTGGGAATAACGGGACATTATGTCGACGATGACGGGCGATATTGCGCTAAAGATATGCGACAACAGGTCAATCCGCGTTTATCTAGCGGGGCCGGGAAATCAACTGCAAGCGGATAAGGCGTCGGGGCAACCGGTTTTATTTTCATTCGCCTATTATGCCGACTATCTAGATAAGTATCAACAGACGTTTCCGCATATCCTTATTGATTCGGGCGCGTTTTCCGAAATGAATACCGGCGTCCAGATTGACGGGTATAAATATAAAGATTGGGCCGAGCGTTGGGCCGGTCGCGCCGACGCAATCGCCGGCCTCGACGACATTTCGGGCGATTGGCGGCGGTCGCTGCGAAATTATAAGCAGTTCGGCGGGTTCCCCACTATGCACGACACGGACCCGCCCGAATTGCTCGACGACCTAATCAGTATCGCCCGCGAACAGGGCGGCGGGTGGATTGGCATAGGATTAAAACCGCCGCGCCAAGGGAAAGAGCAATTTATACAGACTATATGCGACCAGATACCCGACGATTTACATATACACGGTTGGGCGTTGCGGGCATATACACATATAAACCGGTTAGATTCGGTCGATTCGACAAACTGGTTCCGCGAGGCGTTAGATATTCGGAATAATTATTTATGTAAGCATTTATCCTATGCCGAATGCTTAGAAATTATAGTTAAACGATACGAACGCGCCGGTCGGAATATTAAGGCCATAGAGAAAAAGGCCGAGCCGGCCGAGTTATCATTGTTTGATAGTCTGCAAAACTAAACCGAGGGGAAAACTATGTCGGGGTCAACTGCGAAAACGGTTCGGCGTCTATCGAACCGGAACGCGTCGAAAACGGCACAAGAAATGGTCGAATGGGCGCAACACACGGCCAAGGCTATAAACACGCTCGACGAGGCCGTCGGGTTGCATAATCGCCGCCTCGACGACCTGGGCAAGCTCGCCCGCAAGACCGACGACGGGTTGGCCCGGTTACGTATAGCGTTCGGTATGGGCGTATTGGTCAATCTCGCCATTGGGGCCGCCCTTTTATGGGCCGCCGTTTAGACCGGTTTAGTATGGATTCGTATTGCACTATTTGCGGCCGCATTAAATCCGACCGCGCCCCGTTTCTCGTCGGGTTGGGCGTCGGCCTGTTATGTTCGCCGTTTCTTATTGGCCTATTGGCCGCGTTTGTGTGGGGATAAATGCCGACCGTCGAAACTATGATTGAGCGGGTCCATAAATACCGGGACCAAATAGAGGACGAAATTGTCGGCCCGTCCCGCGACGAACTCGCCCGGATATTCGACCGCGCCGAAATCAAACTCGCCGGCGAGGCGAAACGGTTTAATTCGCTTATTACCTCGCCCAATGGCGCATTGGCGTCGACGCCGGCGGCCATAGAAAAGGCGCAATCAATCCTCGCCGACCTCGACGACGAGATAAACCGCTATATCCGGACGCCGGGCAAAGAATGGGCCAACCAGGCGGCGGGCCTTGCCCATACCGCCGGCCGCGAACTGGCGCGGGTCAATTTCGACGTCGATAAGGTCGCGCCCGAACTCGTCCAAGCGGCGTATAAAAACGTCACGTTGACGCGGGGCGAATTGCTCGTCGGGGCCGAGGATATGTATAAGATCGTCAACACGGTCGGCGACGATGTCGGCGAATGGTTCCGGCGGGAAACAATGGACGCGGTACTAGACGGCGTCCCGGTCGTTAATAAGCTCGGCGGCGATTCGCTTATGAATCGTTTAATCGAATCGGGGCGACTCAAACCCATAACGATAAAGACCCAGGGCGGCCGGCTCATACGGCGGTCGGTTTCGCAGCGGGCCGAGGCCATAGCCCGTATTGAAATGGGCAAGATCATAAACAAGACCCACGAAAAACTCGCCTCGGATATACTCGGCGACGATGCCGTATACCGCAATTCAAACCCGCGAGATTCACGCACGACGCATATTTGCCGTCGCGCCTCGGCTCAACCGCCCATGACCCTCGAACAATGGTCGGCGTCGGAATTTGGCCGGCCGCCCCGGTTGCGCCCGTTTCATTTATGCCGGTCGGTCCTAATCGGCGGCGAGGCCGACTGGTTCGAGGACGCCGCGCCCGAAAAACCGCCGACGAAACCGACGCAATCGACCCCGAAACCCGCCGCGACCCTCAACGCGACCGCGCCCATTGCCGAGGCAATACAGCAATTCGACCGCGGCGACCAGGTGATACGGCGACTTACTCAAACCGACAAGGCGGCAACGGCCAAGATTCGGGAATTGACCCGCGCCCGCGAGGGAATACAAGGCGAGTTCGACGAGGCGTTTAATCTGCACCGGTCGATAGATATGGACGACGTCGCCGCCCGCGAGAAATCAAACGACCGATTGCGCGAGATATACGAACGCGCTAGCGGCCTTGATATTGAATTGACCCAAACCCGCGCCGGTCAACGCGACCGGGTATTGGGCGTATTGGAAAAGGCCGGGGATAACACCGACCCATTACGGCCTAAACTGCGAATGCGGGGCGAAAGTAAACAACGGGCCGAGGCGTCGCGGTCGTTCCTATCGCGCCTATTGAATTACGACCAAGAAATACGGTTCGAGATTAAAAACGGACGCGGCGAACGGTTCCGGTCGGCGGCATATAGTAATCGCGTCGTCGAGATGAATAAACGCGCCCCGATCAAGGTACACGCCCACGAACAAGCGCACATTATACAATACACGGTTCCAGGCGTACAGAAACGCCTCGACGAGTTCTTGGCGTATCGCGTCGGGACCGGCGAAAAGATCGTTCAGTTTAGCGAAAAATGGCCCGCGTCAAAATTCAAACCCGACGAATACGGGTATAAGGACGATTTCGTCAAAACATTCGGCGACGAGGCGTCGGCCTATTATGCCGGCAAGGTCGGCGGGGCCGGCAACGATTCGGCCCGCGAGATATTGAGTATGGGCGTCGAATTACTCTACGCCGACCCGGTCGGGTTCGCCGAGCGCGACCCCGAATATTTCAAGTTTATACTCGGCCTATTAGACGGGAGTATTCGCTAATGTTGGGGAAAGTGGTATTCGAAAACGGCGGCGTGAATATGGAGGCGATTCTAACGGGCGAGGGGTGGCAATGCGAGGGCGACCCGGTCGTCGGGCCTATCCTCAATTATCTATGTCCCGTTGAGGAATACGCGTCGCCGGCGTTTGGCAGCTACAGCGCGGGCGCGGTCCTACAGGCGGCCGCGTTCCTCAATGGGCAACCCGTATTCGAAACCGACGACGAGGAACAACCCGAACCAATCGATTATTAAACCACGCCCTAACGAGGGGCAACCCGACGCCGGCGGCGATTCGGGAAACTAAACGCATTACCTGGGAGGTAAAGCAAAATGCCAAAATTAGTATATAGACAGTTCGACGAGGGTGACGGGGGCGGCGACGGCGGGGCGGGCGACGACACGGCGGCCAAGCTCAAAGAGTTCCGCGACAACAATATCAAACTGTTAAAAGAGGTCGACGACCTCAAGGGGCGATTGACGACGTTCGACGGGGTTGACCCGGAAAAGTTTAAATCTATCCTCGAACAGCAAGAGCAGATCGAACGCGACGAACTGATTAAAAAGGGCGACGTCGATACGTTAATCGCCCGCGAACGCGAATCGCTCGAAAAATCGCTCGGCGCACGACTCGACGCGGTCCAGGCCGAAAACGCCGAATTAAAGGGCGTAATCGTCAAAACGAAAGTGACCGACGAACTCCGCAAGGCCGCGACCGGGGCTAAAGTTAAGGCCGAGGCCGTCGACGACCTGGTCGACTTAGCCGGGCGCGAATGGGTCTTAGATAACGGGACCGCCATTCGCAAGGCCGGCGGCGAACCCGTTTTGAGCAAGGAACGGCCCGGCGAGTATCAGAGCATGAACGAATATTTCGCCGAACTGGCGACCGTCAAACCCTTTTATTACGAATCCTCAGCCGGTGGCGGGGGGCAACAGCAGCAAGGCGGCGGGGGTGGTTCCGCGAAAGTATTACGCAACCCGACCCCGTCCCAATTAGGCCAACACGCCGAGGCCATAGGCAAGGGCGAAATGGTCGTTCAATACGATTAAATAAACAGGTTCGCCGGCCTCAATAGACCGAGGCCGGCCGACTTAACCCGCGCACAAAGAGACAACGCCGGCGGCGTTTCTCTCGTTTTCGTCCGGTGGACGGCCCGCGCACAATTCACCGTTCTAAAATTGGAGAAATGCCACCATGGCAAACTCATTTAGCGACATTGCACCGAAAATACTGGCCCGCGCCTTGCCGACGTTGCGCCAGAATGCGGTATTCCCGCGCCTCGTCAATACCGGCTATTCGTTGACCCCGTTGCAAAAGGGTCTATCGGTCGACATTGAGGTTCCCGTTGCCTCGACGGCCGCCGCGATTACCGCGTCGAATACGCCGCCCTCGAATACCGATTCGACCCCGACCGTCGTTCAGGTCACGGCCGACCAGTGGTACGGCGCAGCGTTCCACCTATCCGACAAAGACCGTCAGCAGATCAACGACAACGAACAGTTCGTCCCGCCCAAAATGGCCGAGGCCGTTAAGGCGATTACGAACAACGTCGACGCCGCCGTCGCCGCGCTCTATAAGGACGTTTATAACGCGTCCGGTACAGCGGCAACGACCCCGTTCGCCGATACGGCCGCGCTGAAAGCCGGTTGGACCGCCGGCGCACGTAAATTCCTCAATACCAACCTGGCCCCATTCGACAACCGAAATATTGTTCTCGACGTCGAGGCCGAGGCCAACGCGTTGTCGTTGTCTGAATTCCAGGCCGTCGACAAACGCGGCGACGCGGGCGGTATCATCAACGGCGAGATCGGCTATAAGCTCGGCGCGGGTTGGTTCCTCGACCAGAATATCGCGTCGCATACGTCCGGCACATTGACGAACGGGTCGGGTATGTTGGCAAAGGTCAACGACGCCAGTTATACCGTAGGCGAATCGACGGTCGATATTGACGATACGTCGTTGTCGGGAACGGTCGTCATTGGCGACTTATTTACGGTCGCCGGCGACACACAGGTTTATACTGTGACGGCCAACGCGACCGCGGCCGGAAATGCTATCGCGGGCATGGCGTTTACGCCGACGTCTAAGGTCGCCTGGGCCGACAACGCCGTCATTACGTTTAAGGCAAGCCACACGGCCAACCTCGCTTTTCATCGGGACGCATTCGCGCTTGTGACCGCGCCCCTCGAAAGCGGCGGCATGGGTGATATTATGAGCATCCAAGACCCTGTGACCGGCCTTATTTTACGCCTCGAACAGCGTCGGGACTACAAACAGACGACTTGGGAATTCGACATTCTCTACGGCGTTAAAACGGTTCGCCCCGAATTGGCGGCCCGCATCCTCGGATAAAAAACGGCGTTTCTTAGCCTGGCCGACCGCCCTTAATACGGCGGTCGGCCTTTTATCCGACCCAACCCAACCGAGGGGTTTTTCATTGGCACAAATTCCCACAATAACAATACAGGCCGAGGACGGCGGCGTCGCGGTTATTAATGCCGCCGATTACGACCCGGAACAACACCGACTCGCCGGCGAACCCGAACCCCAGGTCGAACCCGCCGACGAACCGGTTAAACCTAAAAAACGCCGAGGCCGGCCAAGTAAGACGGCCTAATCTATGCCCGTTTATTATTGCACCGACGCCCAATTAACCGACGTATTACCGACGTTGACGAATACCGATATTGCGAGTTCGTCCGACCGTGATACGAAATTACGCGGCCCCGCGAAAGCATGGGTCGACTCGGTGTACCCGTCCGAATCGCCTTTACCGGGCGTTTCGGCCGCGTCGGGCTATTTAATCAACCAGGCCGCGCACGAATCCGGCGACGAGGTCGTCGCTATTGACGGCGGGTCCGGGACGCCGGCGGCCGGTGATTATTTCCGCGTTGAGGGACATAACGCCTGGTATAAGATTGTGACCGGCTCGACGACGTCGTTGACCTATACCTTTGTCGATTCATACCGACCCGGCGTCGAACGCACGACCGCCGGCGCGAGGGCGCGATTCCTCGACGACTCGCCGGTCTATTTCGGAACGCCCGAACTAGTACAACAGGCGGCCGCTTGGTATGGTCGCGGTTTAGCTTTTCAGATATTGCGCGGTTCGCCCTCGGCCGACGAGGCCGTCGCGGCATTCGACCAGGCGCGAAACCTTTTACAGATCGGCGACGACGGATTGGCCCGCGCTCAGATTTTCCCCTACGACCCCGACGCCTGGGACGCGGATTATTCCGACGACCCGCCGTCGGCGGGCTATGTCAATTTAGTAAGGGCGTAACGAATGGCGTTACGAATTGAAATACGAACCGACGAACTCGACCGCGACGTCGGCGACATACGGGCGCGACTCGCTAATCCGACGCCGGTATTTAATCGGTTCGCCCAATATATGCGCGTCAAAACGGATTCGACGTTCGACCGATTGCGTCGCGGGGGAACCTATCGCGGCGTGACCTGGGACGGGTTTAGCCCGCAGTATACGCGCAAGGACGGGACGGTCATTCCCGCGCATGGCGGCATTGCCAAGGTGCGCGGCGGTGGGGTGGTCCAGGGGCGAATGCGCCCGTCGGGCCAACGCCTCAACGCGGGCGATTCCATTATGCAAGATACTGGAACCATGCGGTCGCGGGCCGCGCTCGTAATGAACCAGACGCGCCGGTCGTTGACCTTGGGACCGCAAGGCGTCCGGTATGCGGCAGCGCAACACGCGAAACGCCCGTTCCTATTCTTTACCGACGCCGACGCCGATATGTTGGCGAAATTCGCCGTCGAGCATATAGGCCGATAAATGGCGACCGCGTTCGATACGACCAACGTATTCAACCTCGCCGAAACGGCCGCCGAGAATTGCATTAATGCCGACGCCTGGTTGGGTTCAACGGCCAACGTCGCCGTCGTCCATACCAAGATTAAAACGGGCGAGGACATACAC